CTTTCCGCCGGTCGTGGCGAACGTTGTTACGTCGATAACTTCGCGCGTGATTCCATCCCAGGAAAGGCTCTTAATTGCGCCTAAGAAACCACTGTCAAAAGTGATTGCGACGCCGCTACCTTGATCAGACATGATTTTATAACCTCTGTTGTTTATCTGCTGCGCTTTGCGCGTCGATCAATTGTTCGCTTGATCAAGCGTTGTAACTCTTTAGGGTAAAACTCAGACATTTGTTTTCGAGTTTCTTTGTCTAGGATCGGCCGCCCTTTGTAGTCCAGCCGGATCCGTGGCTCTTCAATTGGTAACTGCGTGCGTTGCCCGTCTGGGCGCGTTCGATGCTTCGATCCAGGCTTGCGAACAAACAAGCTCGTATAGCCGTTTGGCATCGTCGCCCTAAACGCTTGGGTTCTCGTTCGCCCGGCCTTTAATACGCCAGACAAAGACGCGCTTGCACCCGGCACCTTGCCTAATGGAATCCCCGATCTAGTGCCTATCCATACGGACGCCTTGAGCCGCTGCGCGTTCGTCTTAAACGCTCTAACCTTTGTCTTCAAAAGTTTCGCGGGCAGTCCGATCGATTTGGCTAGCTGCCTGCGCACGCGACTCCCCGCGCGCGTCGCCGTCTTGTTGAGCGCTCGCGCCGCGTCTTGCGGAAAATCTTTGGCGAGTTTGTTTAATTGCCTTACGGCTCTCTTATCGCCAGAGACGCGCACAGAAACAGACATTTATTCCCCCCAGAGCGTCAACGCTTCCATACCGTGACCGTCTGGCGCGCGATGGCTCACCGTATACGTAACGCCTTCATAGCTAAGCGTATCGCCTTGCGTAAAATCAGACGGCAGATCGGCGGCCGCGACCCATGCGCGCTCCCCGCCTTGCTCGCCTTCCTCCAGGCTTAAGCCGTCCCAGAAACCGATCACGCCATAAGTGCCGCTAGCCGTGATTATAGTTAGCTGCTCGCCGTCCTTCTGAAATATGGTGGCAACGTCGGCCTCGAGGTGTCGCCATATGTTGCTAGCCACTATTTGACCGCTTTCTTCTTTTCGGCTTTTGGCGCGGCTTCTGGCGCCTGGATGGCTGCGTTGGAGCCAATAAGCTGACGCCCGAGCACGCGCGAAACTTCGTGCACCTCGCCAACCATCGCGCTCTTATCGCCTAGCCAGCATTGACGCTCTATCTTAACTTTCATCTATTGCCCCTTGCCTTCTGGAAAAGACCGGCGCCCCGTGAGGCGCCAGCCTAGTTATTGCTTAACCGCTAAGGATCAAGCGTTCTTGCAGAACGACGCCGCGTGGCGAACGCCAATGTCGACATCTTGAAACGCGCGCAAAGTTACGCGGTCCTTAGCTGCCTCCGTAGCGGTATCAACGCGAATATCGAGAACGCCCCACATGCCAATCAACACCTCGTTCCAATTGCCGAACAAAATAGTATTGGCGGCTAGTTGGGTGGAGACGTGGACCGGATAGCCGTTCGCCTCGCCGTTAGCCATCAGGAACTGACCAGAACCCGTGTCCTTGCTAGTGGTCTTTAAGTTGCCGCGTACAGCGGCCGTCGTAACCATTGCAAGAGATCCACGAAGCCCGTTAGCGGCTGCAACATCTGTTTCAAACTCGACTAGCTCGGCCCAAGTCGGCGAACCTGCCGACGCAATCGTGCTGGTTGAAGTGCCAGAGACAACCGAAACGCCGGTTGGTTGGTTGCTGGCGCCCGTGCCAGACAGCGCGCCCAAGTCGATCCCAAGCGCCGCGCCTAACAATAGATCGCTACGCACAAGCGCTTCGGCATCCGGTGACGACTGCTTGCGCAACCGACGCGTGATAGGCACCGAGCCCGAAATGGTCTTAGGCGTTAGCGACAACGTACCCGTTGCAATTTCGGCATCTACTGAGCTGCCATCCTCTGCTAACCATGTAAACGTTGCAGGTGTGTCGTTTCGCGGGATGTCCACGTTGCCGACCAAGCCGCTCAGCATGCGGCCGCCCATCATCATCACGACAGCCTCTGCGCGAAGCGCTTCGATAAAGCTGCCCGCCAGATGGTCGGTTGCGACTAGGTCGGAATTTTCTGAAACGTCCATTGGCACGGCACGATACCCAGGCATTCCCGGCGCTATCCATCCGCCGGAGCGTTGGACATCGTAGGGAACAAACAAGCCGTTAGACTCGCGCCCTAGCTGGTCCTCTATATGCCGCGTGCACTCGTGTTCGAACGGTGCCGCCTTGGACCAGTGAGCGCCACCCGCCGATTGATCAGCGATAGCGCGAACCGCGCGAAGAATAGAGAAGTTGTTAACCTCTGCGCGAGACAAGCCGATATTAGTCGCCGGGTCGTCGCTCGTGATCGCGTCTTGTTTCTTGCCGATCAGCGGCATGGCGGGAGCCATGAAATCTTCGCTTGATGTGCCGTCAACAACGCAAGTATCTGCAAGCTGTCGCAGTTCGGCGTTGTTCGGGTATATGTTCGCGGCGTCGATGATCTTCTTTGCGCGTTGGTTAGCGTTGTTAACCGCGTTCGTTGCGGCTTGCTCGCGCTCTGCTTGAATGTCGATCACTTGATCGGCGCTGCGTAATTGCGTGTTGTCTGCCGCATCCGTTGGCGCGGCGGTTTGGATTGCTTCTTGCATTTGTTTGATCTCACTTAAATTAAAGTTTCGCCCAACGCCTACCGACTCATCAGCCGGCAATGACACTAGACTATTTTCGAACGCTTCCCACGACGTAATGCGAACGATCGGCTTTTCGCCGTCTGCGCCTCGGATTTCTTCGAAGTCGTGCACCAGATAGCCCACGGACACCTTTGTCCGTATGCCGTCGCGCACCATTCCGAATTCGTCCTCGGCTAACGCAGTTCGAGCAAAGCGCACCCGCGCGCGCCCCTTCCCGTCTGCGTCGATCGTTGCACTACCTTCCACCACTACGCCGACTTGCTGGCTGCGATCGTGTTCGACCAGCAACGGCGCCCCGGAGTTAAGACGGTCCAACCGTGCCGCCCCGAGAGAGTGATCAAGAATCTCTGTGTAAAAGTAACGATCAACTGGCGTGTCGCTAGAGAATGCGATCTCAACCGTGCGATCGTCTTCGTTAAGGCTTTCGCGCGTGATCGTGTATTGGCGCGTTTGCGAACTCCCGCGCAAGCTGCGGATCTCGCTGGCGGCGTCGCCCGTTGGTTTGTTACTAATCGTCTGAGTCTGCGGCATCGTCTGAGCCTCCAATTAATTGTACGCTATTGGGTAAAGTTACTGACAATCCCAGCCCGCGAAGCGTCTGCTCATCCTCGGCCATTACTGCCCATTCGTCGTCAGGATCCAGACCCTGCTGTTCCATAAGTCGGCGCGGGCTAGTCAGCTTCATTCCAATATTCAGCGCATTCGCTTGCGCATCTCGCAAAGGCTCAGGCGACGGCCAGCGTCGGCCCTTCCACGTCGGCTTATTGTTCAACCGCAACGCTTGCGGCGTCGCAGGGATAGGCAATAAAGCGCCGGTTATAATGCTGTAAGCTAGCCAGTCGGAGAAATAGCCATCGTTTAGCGTGTCGGCCAACTGCTCTTGCAGCATCATCCACATCTCGCGCTCACCCAAAAGCCCGATCTTGCCAGTGGCAAAGTTTACGCTTTCCAGGTCGTTTGATAGCGAATGATAAGCGACGCCCATACCGGCGCTAATCCCGCGCAACATTGCCTTGTTAAACTCAGCGAACATCTCGTGCGGGTATTTACTATCAAATTCTTTTATGTCTACGCCCGGCGGCAATACATGCCATTCGCCCGGCTCGGAGTCGTTTAAGCGATAACCCACCTCATCATAGTCAGTGGTCATAGGTTGCCCGCCATCATAGGCGCCTTGCTGGTCGCCAATAACGAAGCCCATTTTGTTAGCGCCTATTCGCGCGTTGATGATCGCCGCCTCGCGCCAGCCGCCGACATCCCAAAGCGCGACCATCGCCGCATGCAATGCCGGCACGCCGCGCACCTGCTCAGGACGCAAAGCCGTAAAGCCGTGGATCATTTCGTCGGCGGGTACGCGTACATGCGTTCCGCCTTTAGGCGTCTCCGTGACCGGCCCGGACTGCGGATGTACTTTTAATATCCAATAGGCCACAGGTCGCAAGAAGCTATTGACCTCCACGCCCATGATCACGCGGTTTCCCGTCGTCGGCTCTCGCTGCTCGTTCTTCTCGATGTCTAAGCGATCAACATCGAGTAGCTCCAACGCTATGCCGTGTTCGGTCTTTGGCGTTGACACAATGCGCACCAAGTATTCGCCGTCGCGCAACCAAGTCTCTGCCACGACTTGCTCGAACGCCTTACGAGACATCCGGCCCGTTACGGTGAAGTATTTCGGTTTGCTGAATTCCTTAAAACGCTCTTCTATTAACCGATTGTCGTCACGATCAATGTCGTTTGTGTCGCTCCGTCGTGCGCGGTTGCGAAACGCAAAGCCCATTGATCCAACGATATTCGCCCGAGCTAATAAGCTAAACTGCTTAGCGTATTCGTTATTTGCGAACAAGTCGCGAGATCGCGCACGCATCACGCGCAAGCCGTTATAGATGTCCGCGTTGATGCTGCCGTCGCGCAACGTCCACGACGATGTCAGCCGCCCCACATCGGCCGCCTTGAAGCTGCGAACGCCTGGCCGACGATGCGGCGCCTTGCTATACCCGAGTTTGCGGGCGAGTGAATCCATTATCTTCATATTCGCGTCCGGATGATGCCGCTATTCGCCTGCCCTTTAGCGAGCGCGGCGGCCTGAGCGCTCGATCTCGCCTCGGCTTGCAGTTTTGAACGCGCCTCCAAAAGCTCGCCCCAAGACATTCGCGAAATGCTGCGCCCGCCAATGGAATAACTGATCTCGTCGCTGGTCGCCTTGCCTTGCAGCACGCTCTCGATCGCGTCTAGGACAACGTGGATCCACTCGCGATGATCTTCTTCTGACTGCTGCGCGAAGTCTGGCTCAACGTTTAGCGTCCCGCGCTCCACCACGTAACGCTCGGCGCCGAGAGTGATTGCGGCCTGGTAGTGGAAAATGCCCGACGCAAACGCCGCCGACGTTGCCGCCGTGATGGTAATCAAGTGATAGCCATCAGAGTTATCTGTGCCGGTGATGGTCTGCACCTGATCGGTGTTTCTTAGCTCATAGGTGAGCACCCACGAATCAGCCGGATCCTTATGGTCGCCGTTAACTAAAGTCTTAAGGCGCCACTTAATCGTGTCTCCCGCAATAACCGTTGCCGGTGTTTGCGTTGGGATCGTTTCGCTCATTGTCTCCAATTCCTCGCCCAACCGCCGCGACGCCTGTTATGGTGCCGTTGTTGTTTTGCATCTTTGGTTTCGTTGTCTTGTTCGCGTCTTTCGCTTGCGTCTACCTGCGCGGCGATCTGGTCCCAAAGCGGGTTTAAAATCTCCACGGCGGCACGCGCGTAGTTTCGACAATCAAGCGCCTCGACGCGCGCGCGAAGTTTCACCCATTTGCGAGTCAAACGGCCGCGCTCAAACTTGTTTACAAACGCCTCGCCTAATGCCTGCTCGCACCATTCGAGCGAATAGTCATCGGGAATGTGGACATAGCCGTTTTGCCCTGGCTGCCGCTGGAGCGCAGACAACCAACCGGCTTTTAGCGCGTCCACGCCCACGCTATATAATTTCACGGTTAGCGCGCCGCGAACCTTTATATCGCTCGGCGCCTTATGAATCGGCAC